CCTGCGGCAGCGGGAACATCTGTTCCGCCCATGCCGTCCGCAGGGTCTGGGTTTCCGCTATCGCGTTCCACACGCTGGCCGGGGCTTGGAACATCTGCTTCGTCTCCGAAAATGTCATCAAGGGCGCCGTCGAGAGCGGCGTTGCCAGTCTTGGCCGGGCCTACGGGTTGCGCCGGAACCCGCCCTCTTCCGTCGCCTTTTGCGCCATCTGCTGCAGGCTTTCCAGCCGCGCCGTCAGCTCCGGGTGATGCGGCTTGGGGGCTTTCGTCAGCCGGTCGATTTCCGCCTGTATTTCCGCCCTCGGGGATGATGAATCCGGCCCGTCCAAGCCGATCAGCGACAGCGCCTGAAACCTGTCCATAGAAGTCCTCGAAGTTGAAGCCCTGCGCCTCGAACTGCGCCCGCCATTTCGCCCGATCAGTGTAGATGATCAGGCCCATTTCTTCCAGCACGAGTTGGAAGAAGGGTCGCGTGGCTGCTAGGTATCTTGCCTCACCTGCAGCGTTTGCCTCACCCTTTTCCAGCATGTGCTGGTTGATGCGCCACAGGGCCGCGTCCCGCGCCTCGGTCAGCGCCACGTTCAGTTTCGCCTGACGGTTCATCGGATCGCGCAGGGTTACGTCATCCACCATGTCGAAGTCGCGCGTGGCGCGGACTTCGTGCCGGTCCCCGTTGTGCCCGATGACCGCGAGTGTGTGCTTTGGCCAAATGGCCAGAATGGCCAGATCGGACCCGCTGAAACCGTTGCTGCTCGGGTGGTTGTGGACAGAATAGGCCGCCTCATCACGCGAACCCGCCCGCCAGACCGCAGCCGGGAACGACACGCCGCTTTTGTGGCCTGACGTGATCGCCAGCGGGATGCCGTCCTCTGTCAGGACAACGAGGTGTTCGACCCCGCTCCGCTTTCCCTCGTCCAACACGAAGGCATCGGCCACGGCCTTCTTCTCGGCGAAGGTCTTGGCCTCAATCAGCTTGGCCATGAGCGTTTCGCCGGTAGGCGTTTCCGCGATGTCGAAGGAGCCGTTGGCCTTGTTTACGGCCTCGTCACCATCGACCGTGTAGCGCGCGAGGATCGCGCGGCGTTCGGCCTGCATCGCCTCAACTGCGGCCTGTCGCGCCCGGATTTCATCCGCCAGCTTGTCGGTCGGTGACTGCGGCTTAGGCTTCGGATCAGCCTTCGGCGGGTCGAACAAATCCTGATCAGGGTTGAAGAGCGGCCCGGCGTCACCAGAGTTTCCATCCGGTTTGCGCAGCTTGGATTGCTGGGCGCGCACGGCGGCCTCGGCTTCGGCCTTGATCTGGGCAGGGGATTTTCCGGTCTGGGCCGGGGCGAAGGGGTCGGCGGGGGGTGGTGCTGCAGGCGTAGGGTCGGCGCCGGGCGCCTTGACGCCTTCCGGCAAGGGAAGCCCGGCACCCGCCCACCGCTGCAACAGGTCGCCTTCGGTCAGCGCAACCGGCAAGCCGTCTTCCACAAGTTCGTTCTTGGCATTGAGGCGATACCGGACAAAGCGCGGTTCGGGCGTGGCTGCGCGGATCATCCTGACCTGCATGATGTTTAGCAGGTGGATCGCGGGGCGCTTGCGTCCCGTGCTGTCCACCTGCCATTGCGAGGCAAGGAAATGCCGGGTTTTGCCGCGCGCCGTAACCGTCAATGGATACCAATGCTGGCGCCCGATCTGGACCGACGGCAAGGCATCGAAAGCGGCGCGGATCGCATCGCCGACAGTAGCGTCTGACTCGGGTGCTGCCGGTGGTTTCGCCTCTGACCCCTTCGGCTTTCGCCCGGTCATGGCGGCCAGAATGTCGGCTTGCGGATCGGGCGCCGCCGGTGCGGGCCCGCCGAACAGATCACTATCCGCGGCGTTTTCGTCCCGCTTGTCGCCCTGGGGAGGATCAACTTCCCCCCCCTTCCCGCCTACGGCTTGCGGTTCAGGTTCCGGCTGGCGTTCTGGGACAGGCGCTGCCCCTCCTTGATTGCCGTCTGCGCGTTGCTGGCCGCGCGCTCCCAATTCACGTTCGACGGCATCGAGGAACTGCCGGGTTGCGGCGGCGACTGTTGCGCCACCGTTGAGGGCGCGTGCTGCTGCTGTGAGGGCTTCACTGATCGCTCCCTTGGTGTTGGCTTCGCGGCCCAGATAGTCCCGCATCGCGGCTGCGCTGTCCAGTCGGGTCTGGTTGCCCTCTGCGTCAAGTTGGTTGCCAGCGGCGGCAAGCCGGTCGGCATTGGCGATGACGTTCCTGAACGCGCTTTGCTCCTCGCGCTTCATCTTCGAGGCGGCTTCGAGGATCTTCGCCCGCTCAAGATAGAGATTCTTGGTGTCGTCTTCCGGGCCGAACAGGCTGTCCTGCGTCTCCACGACGGTATCCGCAGCGGCCTGCCGCGCCACGCTTTCGGCCTGAAACGCGGTGATGGGGCGTTCCTTCTGCATCCGCGCCAGAAGCGCCAGAATGTTGGCCTGCGCCGCTTTGTCGGTCACCGCCCGCCCGACGATTCCGCCGTCGCGCTCGCTCGACACGCCGTTGATCACCATGCCGAAGGCCTGCTCCGACAGGTTGCGCATCCCCATGGCGTCCCGCACGATGGCGGATGACGGGGGAAGGCCCAACTGATCCGGCGTCTTGTCGGTGCCGCGCAACACCTTGGCCGCGTCCAGCGCTGTGCCAGAGCCTTCCGCGATGTTCTTCAGGGCCGCCGTCACGCGCGCCTCTTCCGGGGTCACGCCATCGGCCTGCCGCAGGATCATGGCGGGCATCTGGATCGCCTTGCCCTGCCCGGCAAGCCGCTTGGCCAGCCCAAGGCGCTGGTGACCATCAGCGATTACGCGGCGCCCGTCGGCATACTCATAGATGATCGACATGCCAGCGCGTTCCGGCCGCCACTCGGTCACGCCCTTGAGCCGATCCGTCACGCCTTCCGCATCACCACCGGCCTTGTATTGCATCACGCCGGGTTCGGTGCCGATTTTGGCCACACCTGCCGCGTCGATAAACTCGAAATTGCGGGGCTGGTTCGGAATAGGCGCCGGGGGCACGGTTCCGCCTGCGGCCTGCACCACATCAGCTTGGGGCGCCGGGCCTGCGGTCGGGCTTGGCTGACCCTCTGGCGCCGGTTCCGCATCTGCGGATTTACGCATTTCCGCAGGTGGCGGGGCTTCTGACTTCACTTCTGCGTCGATCTGGTCCGGGCTGATCGGTTCAACCGTGCCGGTCTGCCGGTCATACCGGACCTTGCGCCCGGTCGGGACGCGCTGCCCGTCGGGGCCGTTTTCGATCTCGTCCAGAATCTCGTAGCGGCCCGCATCGCCCTGCGACGGTTGGGGCTGGGTCTGATTTGCGGTGGCTTGCGGTGCGGGCTGTTCCGGCGCCGGGGTCTTCGGTGCCTGATCCGGCGCGGGCGGTTGCATGGCGGCGGTGATCTGGCTGAGCGGGTCGGCTGGCGGTTCTTCCCGGCGCGGCGGGGCCGTCACGTTCTGCGCCGCAGGCTTGCCTTCCAGAGCCAAGCCGATGCCGCCAACACCCGCACCAAGGACCGCACCGACAAGCGCGGCGTCTGTCGCCCCCTCAGTCCAGCCGCGTTCCGGGTCATAGAGCTTCTGGGCCGCGATGTTGTTCGCCACCTGCGACAGGTATTCCTGAGCCGCCTCTTCGCCAGATGCTTGCGCCAGATCGACAAACTTGCGCATGAACCCGGTCGCCAGCTCACCGCGGAGGCGGGGCGGAAGGATCTTCAGGGCGCGGTTGATCGGGATGATTTCGCCAGCGCCAATTACGGCGGCCCATTTCGAGGCTTGCAGCGCGGTTTCCTGATCCGCCCCGGCGTCCAGAGCCTCCTTGAAAACCTGCGACTGGTTCATGGTCGAGCCGGTCATGCCGCCCACAGCCAGACTGCCAGCCGGGCCGCCGACAAGGCCCCCGGCGGTGCTGGCCGCAATCATGCCGGCCATGTTGCCGCTGCCCTCTGCGGCCTGCGCCCAGAACCCGACATCGCGCGGATCAGGGGCGCCGACGGTATCCGTCACGGCGCCGCGGATTTGGTCGCCCGCCGCGAAGACGGGGCGGTCCTGCGCCGGAACGATTGGTTGCGCCGCCTCGCCGCGCAGGGTGTCGATGCCCTGAGTCATGTCAGCCTTGTTGCGCTCAAGGATGGCGCGCTCATTGGCTGGCGTGGCCGGGTCGGCAAGGCGAGCGTCAATATCTGTGATCAACTGCGCGCGGAAATCAGCGCCCTGCACCGCGCCTGCGGAGCGCGTCCTGTCCGCCATCTCCCCCGTGATCGCCACCGATTCCGGCACAGACGCCACAACCTCAGTCGCGCCGCGCACGAACTGCTGGCCGCGCCGCTTGGCCAGCGGCTTGAACCCCTCGCCCTCGAATGGATCGGAAGGCGGGCGCTGGTCATTGGCATCCCGGCTTGCGCCATAAGTCACGGGGGCACCATTGGCCTGCACGTCCTCACCGCGCAGAGCGGCAAGAAGCGGGTCTTCGACCGGCATTGCGACCCGTGGCGTCATGGTGGCCCGGATCGGCCCTGCCATGTTCGGCGCAACGCGGGGCGCGGGCGCCTGGGCCGAAAGAGCCGAGACCGGCGGGCCACCGGCGGGCTGCATCAGGCTGATGATCTGCTGGTCAAACCCGCCCGGCGTCACCGGGTCTTGCGGCAGAACCGGCGAGGGGGCGTCCTGCGGGACAGCCGATGCGCCATGCGACGGCGCGGGTTGCGCCCCCTTGATCTTGCTGGCCATCTGCGCAATGCGCGCCGCGCCCTCGGTGTCGCCCGCCGCGTCAGCCTTGCGGAGAGCGGCCATCAGTTCTTCAAAGGTCGCCATTATCTTGCCCCGAGATACTTGAGCAGAAGTTCATCATCGGTCAGCCCGTTGCTGCCCGGTGTCGGAAGGGAGGCGGGCGCAGCGGGGTCGCTGGGCAGAACCGGGTCTTGCGGCAGAGGCGGGGCGGCTGGCGCTGGCGCAGCGGCCTTCTTTCCCTTGGCCGGAATAGGATTGCCGTTCGCATCGCGCAGCGGGACGAGCTGGCCATAGGCGTCACGGCCATAGAGCAGGCCGTCCACCTCGTATTCGCCATAGATGCGGGTTTTCGCCGCTGCCGGGGTGGAGCGGCGCGAACCTCTACTGCGACCGGAGGAAGCCTTTGGAGCGGCGCCTTTCACCATCGTCGCGGCAATGCTTTTGAGGTAATCCGGGGCGTCGGGGTCGTTCAACACGTCCAGCGCGGCGCGGGTCTTGGGAGACGACGCGATGGGGCCAAGCAATGCCTCGGTCTGGCTCGTCGCTTCTGCTGCCCTTGCATCCTCATACTGCTTGGTTGCGCGGGCGCCGATAGCGGCCCCAGCCATGGGGGCAAGGAAGGCCAGAAGCGGGCTGTTCGCGCCTTGCGACTGCGCCATGGCGTTCTGGACCATCTGCATGGTCATGTCATACCGCTGCTGCGACCCGGGTGCGCCGAAGAAGCCCCCGGCACCCTGCCCCGTTGTCGCCCCCGTCGAAGCACCCTGCCCCGCACCGAACCCGAACTTTGCCATCAATGCACCGCCTCGCCGCCCATGCGGCGCTCAAGGACAGCCACTCGGGTCAGAGCGTCCTTCAACGCCCCGAACACCACCCCGAAGGCATCAATGACGGAAATGGTCTTGGCATCACCAATTCCGGTCAGGCGGTGGAAATCCTCCGCCATCGGCCCGATATGCGTCACCTCTCCATCGCCAGCCGGGGCGTGATCCGGGCGGTAGGCCCAGACATGCAGCGGCATGTGGCACACCGCATCCGACAGGTCGGCAATCGAAATGACAGGGCCGTCGGCGCCTTCGGTGATTTCCGGCCCGACATTCTTGAAGTCGCGCGAGCATTTCATCAGAAGACCGGCGCCGATGCTGCCAATCGTCCCTGCTGTCTGGGCACGCTGCTGCTGCTGGGCATTATACTGCGCCAGCTCGTTCTGGTATTGCTGGCCCACAAGGCCGGAATAGTTCACGCCCGCAGCATTGCCGCTGGCGCTGGCATTGGGCGGGTTGTAGCTGCCACCCATCGCCGCCACGATTTCGGAAATCGAGTTTTGCCGCGCCGCGCTGTCCAGTGCGAACTGGCGGCTTTGCTCCCCGGCGGCCTGCTCTTGGGCGCCAAGCGTGAGCTGCTGCATCGCATCATTGACCTGCTGCTGCTGCGCCGCACTTGCCTCGCTGAACGCCTCCGCGCCAACCGGGATTCCGCGCGCCTGAAGGTTGGTCAGGAGGCGGCTGTTCTCCTGCTGGAACTGCGGCGCCATGCGGGAATATCCCGCGTCGAAAATCTGCTGCGCCAACGCTGAGGTGTCCCGGGGCCGGGCCGCATCCGGCATATTGGTGATGTTGTCCGAGACCATCCGGTTGACAAGGTTGGTCGAAGCGGGTTGCAGCGCCTCACGGATGGCGCGCTCCCACGGACTCTCAACGGTCTGGACCGCAGATTGCGAGCCTTGCGGCGCCACGCCCTGCACGAAGTTTCCGTTCGCATCGGTATAGCCGTAGCGCGTGCCGCTTCCCGAGGGGGAGTAGGTGTCAAGCCGGTTGAACTGCGCCTCCGCGGAGGCGGTTTCATAGGCGTCAGGGGCCTCCGGTGCGCGTCCGCCTTTTCCCATGATCACCGATCCATCTGCAAGTTTCGCTATACTGCTGCAGGACTATCAGCGGCCCGCCGTCACGTGCGGCGAACGGGATGATGGCCTTCGGCTCGAATCCCAGCTTCGTGGAGAGGTTGAGAGAGAGAAGGTTTGACCCCGGCACCGTCACGCTGATCGCGCGGCACCCCAAGGTGACAAATGGGTAATGAAACAGTGCGAATAGGGTGCGCCGGTCGGCCCAGCGCGACTTGGGCCGCGCCGCAATCGACGCCTCGACGTGAACCCCGTTCCATCGCTCGAACACCACGCCGGCCAATAGCCTGCCGCCCTTGACCACGCCAAGAGCCTTGGCGTCCGGGCTGGCGATATATCCGGGGATGGATCGCGCCACCCAATTCGCCACCTCTGCATCAGCGCCGAAAACCACGGCGCCAAGGCGGGCTATACGACGGCGGCCTTCAGGCTGATGAGTTCGGACCATGCCGATGTGACCTCGATGATGATTTGAAACCGCGAGCCTTCGGCATCGGTCACGATCTCGTCCGAGAGGGTGACGATTCCGCCATCATCCTCTTCGGGTTCGAGGGTGACGGTTTGCTCTGCCTCTGCGATGTCGGCGGCGCTGTCGCGCGTGTCCGACAGGAGCGTGACCCTGACCGTAAGCGGACCTTGGGCGCGGATGGTCGGGACCAGATAGGCCACGCCGGAAACTCCCGGCGCCTCGAACCAACTGCTGACCCAGCGAGACGTGATCACCTCGCCGGAATCGCGGCTGGCAATGGTGCCAAGACGGCCATCAAACCCGGTGATGAAGGGCTTGCCGTTGAAGGCGTGCCAGTCGCGGGCCGGAAGGTCCGCCGTGGCCCACGACTTGCTCTTGGTGTAAAAAACCCACTGGCGCGCCTCAAGGCCAACCGCCCGGCTGATCAGGACCATGGCGCCATCTGGCGAGGTGAACATGCGCCACACGCCCGTTCCTTCGTCAACCGCAGCGGTGATCTCATCCGAAATCGGGGCGGTGATGTCAGATACCAGCGCCAGAACCGAACTGCGGATCGACTCCCCGATGGAGACCACGCCCTGCGCCGTCATCATCCAGGCGTCGGAGCCAACCTCCGCGAAGGCAAGCGGGCCGATAGGCGCCGCAGCCCTGACGCGCCCCGTCAGGCGCCAGTCCGAGGCATCTCCCGGGTCAAGGCCCTCATAGAGGACGAGGTGGCCCGTGGTCGTGACGATACACAGCATGTCGTTCATGCCGTGCCCCGCGTCCACGGTCAGACTGACCATGGCCGCGATGGAGCCCGTTATATTGCCCAGCCGGTCGAGCGGGAAGCGCGCCAATCCGCCCCCCACCGCGCCCACATCGCCATAGTAGAACTCCAGCGCATCGCCGGAGCGCCAGAAATAGAGCCGGTCGTGATGGCTGATCACGCCATCGAAGCGCGCCGGGTTTGCGCCCGTCACGGTCGAGAAGGTGGATTCCTGAAACTCTGTGCCATTGAAGCGGACCGGCGCGCCGAAGCCATCCGCCAAGATGATGTTGGAACTGATCTCGGCCACCATCGCGTTGCCGCCGAACAGGCGCGTGATCTCCGCCGCACCACAAGACGCACCAGAAGCCGTGATCTCAATCCAGCGCGGGTTGCGCCCGAACTCATAGGGCACGCGCTGGATCACCCCGCTCGGCTCGCCCTGCCACACAACACCGGGCCGGGGAACGAGCGAAACCCCGTTGGACCGCCAATTGTGCAGCTCTGCGGCAAAGAGGTTCGAGACCTGCGCCGATTTTGCCTCCACGAACAGGCCGCGCAGCGGCAGCGGAAGGGTGATTTCGCGCGATGACCGGCTTCCTGCCGTCGCCCGCCGCCGCGCCCTGTCTTTTTGCCGCTTCATGTCCGCACCAACCAGTTTACCGCGATGACGGGCGGCAGAATGCTGACGGGCGATCCAGCGCCCGCGCTTTGCACCACGATTCCGGTTGCAGATGTCGCGTTGGTCCCGCCCGCCGTCGCCGCATCGACCGTGACGCCGGTCATCTCGCTGGACGTGCTGCCCGTCGTGGCGCCGTCAGCGGATGGGCCAGAGGTTGCGGTGCCAGCGGCGACAACCGCCGCGGTGTGGGTGTGGCCCGGGTCGGTGACACCATGCGTGTGCGGCGCGCCGGTGAAGTTGTGGGTGTGGCCCGGATCGGTCAGATCATGGGCATGGGGCGGCATCTGGTCTTGGGTCAGCACAATCTGATGGGCGCCGCCGGCGGCCTTGAGCGTGAGCCCGGCGCTGCCACCGGCGCCAATCGGAAGCCTGCCACGGAAGTCAGGCAGGGCAAAGGTATCTGCCGTTTCGCCCCACGTCCCGCCGATAGCGGAGAAAAGGTCGGGGTATTCGAACTTCAGGAGCGATTGACCGTTGCAGAGCTTCCAGCCATCGCCGGGCTCGGATTCGGAAAGGGTCGGAACAAGGGAGCCGGTCGGAGCCACAAGCTGCAGAAGCGCTGCAATGACGGTAGCGGGGTCTGCCTTCACGTCATAGGTGCGGGTCTTGGTGCGGCTCGGGCTGTAGCTTGGCAGGGAGATTTGCGGCATTACGACACCATCCAGCGACCGCCGCCCAGCGGCACGGTTTGCGCCACATCGTCACAAGCCCCGAGGCGCAGCGTCCGGGCGCCGCCCGCATCCGACCCCAGCTTCATCTCAAGCTGCTCTTCATACTCTCCCGCGACCTCCGCATAGTCCTTGCCTATGGCTCGGCGCAGCCTGAACGTCATGCCAAGCGAAAGCAGGTGATCATCATCGAAGGCTGGCAGGTCCGTATCTGCGGTAAAGGTGGGCCGGCGCACCTGCGGCAATGGCGCTGCGGCCGAAACCGGGCTGAGGCGGCGCAGAGCCTCGAAGGTTTCCTCCCCGAATATGGCGATGTCCCAGCCGGGCGCCCCATCATACTCGCCCTCGCCCTCCACCAGATCGGCCACATCAAGGGTTGCCAGATCAAGGTGACCATCGCGCGGCACGAAGGGCGCGTAGCAGGACGGCGGGGATTGGGTGAAGTCATAGTCACCCTCTGCGATGTTGGACACCACGGGGAAACGCGACACATAGTCGATGGTGATCAGCTCATAGGCCTGCGGCGTGGGTTCGATCCACAGCACGTTGTTCCTGATCCGCCAACCCATCTGGACCGGGGTTGCGGCGCCCCCGAAAAGCCAGTGCGCCCACGACTGCGGCGAGGCCGGACCCACCATTCCCATGGGCCAGCCGCCGCGGTGTTCCGTGTTTGGAACAAGGCGCAGGAAGTCAGGCGGCAGCGGATAGGCGTAGCGGCCCGGGCGGGTCGAGAAGGCCCATGTCGAATGCAGTTCCGACAGGCCGATCCAGTCGGTCTTGGCCATGACCTCGCGCATGGTGTCGAAGGCGGCGGTGCGCAGGATCTTCGACACGCGGTTGTTGGTGCCGAACAGGGTTGTTGGGGCGGGCGCCGTGGCGTCCCGCTCCGCTGCCTCTACGGCGATCTCAAGGATGGTCCGCGCCATCCCGTTCAGCCCCGCTTGGCGCGCGGCTTGAGGCCCAGCGGGTTTTCCGGGGACGGGCTGTCGATCAGATCATCATTGCCATCAACCATGCCGCCGCTGAACAGGTTGCTTTCGCGCGACATCGCGTCGGGCAGATCATCAACCGGGTCGGCGTCACGCGCGGCCTGCACCTGATACGGGGCCACATCGCCCGTAAGCATGGCTGCGGGCTGTGCCGCGCCCTGCTGGGGGGCAAGGCGGTTGAGGACCGTGAGCTGCGCTTCCAGTTCGGCATTGCGCCGCTCGATCGCTGCCAGCTTTTCGCGCATCGCTTGGTTCTCGACCGACATGGTTGCATCGGTCTGCGCGGCGCTGAGCATGGCGCCAGCGTCGGTCTTGGCGGCCATCCAGCGCTTTGCCACGGCATAGGCCTGCACCACTTCCATACCCATGCCATTGATCTGCTCGGGCTGCATGGAGAGGAGGTCTTCGATGGAGCGCAGGTTGTGGATCGTCAGATAGGCGATCTGGGATTGCGAGATGCCGGGCAGGTCATGCAGCGGCGTGCCGGAGGTGGGCACCGCGTCATACTGCTTGAACATGGCGAACTCGCGCGGGAACTGGCGCATCGCCTCGTCTTCCGAAATGTAGCGGCAGGCGATGGTCAGGCGGTCGCCGCGCGGAATCTTCGCCACGCAAAGCCGGGTGGACCATTTGCCGTTGAGGGCAGGATTGGTCGAGGCGATCCGCACCTTGGAATAGAAGAACTGGACATGAAGGCCACCGGACCCGGCCACCGGCCCCAGATGGCTGGACAGGTCGCTGTCGGTCAGGTTGCGGGAAATCGCGGGGTTACCCGGCGCCTGCTGCATGTTGGGATACATCTGATGATTGCTCCTTGGCGGTTTCAGGATGGAGAGCGGGCCGGGCGTTGAACCCGGCCCGACCCGATCACTCGGTCAGCACGCCGTTGAGCATCCGGTTGTCGATGGTCCAGTTGCCCATCCCGGCGATGATCACAGTGTCGCTGTCTTCGGTCAGGGGGCGGCGCGGGCCGCCCAGAACCACGTTGTTGCGCTTGGCGTGCATGTTGATCTCGATGGTATCGAGGTTCAGGAAGCGCATTCCCTCGGGCGCATAGCCGCCCATGCCGCCGTCCGGCGTGACGGGGGTGGACTGGAACATCACGTTGTCGAACCCGGCCCCGGCCAGCTTGCGGTCCATGAACCGTTGCTGGGCCTGCAACGAGTTGACGAACACCGAATACCAGGTGTTGTCCGACACGATCAGGTTCACCTTGTCGGCGCCGCGCGAGGTTTCCAGCCACAGGGCCAGCATTTCACCGAAGATGGTGTCCTTGTCGGGCGCGGCGCCGGTTGCGCGGCGCTGGTTGTCCCACCAGGTCGCAACGCCGGAGTTGATCCCGGCAACGGTCGCGCCGGCGGTTTCGGAGACGAGCAGCGCGAGACCGCCGAACTCCTTGCCACCGTTGGCCGTGCCGTCACCATGCGCGGAGCGGTGAAGCTGGTTGGTGATGGTCTTCTCGGCGTGGGCGATCCGCGCCTTCATCATGTTGTGGATTTGCTCCGGCCCGTCGTTCATCAGCATCTCAAGGCCGCTGATCGACACGCCGCAGGCGTATTGCTTCCACGGGAACTCCGCCGAGGTCAGGACTTCCTGACCCGCGATGTTGAGCCCTTCACGGCCCACATACCACTGGAAGTTCACGTTTTCCTCACCGACCATGATCGGCGCGGTGATGGTGCGACCGCCGGGGACCGTCTTGTCACGGCCACGGCGGCGCATCTCGTAGTAGAGGACGTTGTTCTTCGAGATGGCGTCGGCCATCTTCTTGCGACGGTGCGCGAGGGTCGCCGTCACCACTTCACCCCAGTTCGGGTTCGCCATGATGTTGCCTCATCAGCGGTCCCGCGCACCGTCAGAGCCTTTCCCTGCTTCAGCCGCCCATGAAATGGCGCAGCGTGGCATCAAGATCAGCATCCGCAGACAGCGCGGGGCGACGACTGGCTCCATGGCCCGATCCGTCGAGATTCTTGCTGGCGGCCTTGGCGCGTTCCACGCTGCCCGGTGCCGCCGCTTTCTGAACCCCACCTGTCACAGCGGGTTGCGCCTGTGCGGCGGGAACCACTTGCGGCGCAGGCGTCTGTGCGGACGGCGGCTGTTGCTGCCCCCCGAGGCGCGCGGTCAGGGCGGTGTAGAACCCGTCCAGATCGGCGAAGGTGACGGCCCTGCCGGTCTTGGTGCGATGCTCCTGCGCCATGCGGGAAATACCCGCTTCAAGGTCGCGGAACAGCGGGCGCTTGAGCGAACCATCCGGCGCCTTCTCCTCGACCCATGCCGCAAGGTCCGTGGCGGTGGGCGGTGCGGCCTCAAACGGGCTGAACCCCAGATTGCGGCTCTGCGCCTTGAGCGCGCGGTTCTCTTCGCGCAGTTTCTTGACACCCTCATCCTCGAAGGGGTCGCCATCATCGTCGCGCGTGACCTTGAGACCAAGCAGCTCGGCGGCCTTGGTGATCAGGTCTTCGGCCTTGTCCTTGCCGATCTCGGTCGCGGCCCATGCCAGATACTTCTCGGGGTTCTTGCGGGCGAACTGGTCGATCTGGGCCAGACTGCGCATGTGCTGAACCGGCGTGATGCCGTGCGCCTGCATCTCGGCCTCATGCCCGGCGAAGATCGACAGCATGTCGTCGGCTTGCCGCAGGCGGCCCGTAAGGGTCTCGCGCCGGTCACCGTCGATCCCGGCCAGAAGCTCGGCATAGGGGTCGGCGGCGTCGGATTGTGCCGCACCATCGGCGGGCTGTGCCTCCGCTTCGGCGTCATCCTCCGCCTTCGGGTCAACGCCGGTTTCGCCCGGTTTCTTGCCTTCCGCGTCCGGGTCATCGCCCTTCGGCTTGCGCTGCGCCGGAACGGCGGCCTTGTCGATCAGCTCCAACCCCTTTTCAAGGGTGACCATCTCGTCGCGGCCATCCTCGTCCAGTTCGGGGAAGGCGCGACCGACAGGGGCGGAATCGTCGGCGCCCTCTTCCAGCGCCTTGCGGATGACCTCAAGGACTGCGGAATCGTCCTCATCCTCTTCGATCAGGTCGGTGCGGTCGATGTCGGCGTCATTGTCGATGTCGGCGGGCATGGGGGATTACTCCTCGGTCTGTTTCTTTTCGGCGGCGGTCAGTGTGAGGGCGTGCATCGCCTTCAGGCTGAAATCGACCAGATGGCCGCGCGCCAGATGGCGGGCACGCTGCGCTTCATGCGGGGCGGTGCGAAACTTGATGGCGGCATCCAGAGCGGCCAGCGCCTGACCGCACAGCCGGTTGATGGCCTCGCGCAGGCGCTGCTCTTCGTCGGCTTCATGGGGTCGCGCAGGGATCAGGGTCGGCAACGGCTCGGACTTCACTTGAAAACCTCCATGTCGGTCGTGTCGATTTCGGCTGCGCCATCCAGATCGGTGCGCCCCACCACATCGACGGGCGGGCGGTTCAGCGGGTCAATCTCGGCCTCGCGCTTCAGGTCCATGGCGAGGTCGCGCTCCCATTCCCGTTCGGTCGGTTCCCGATCCGGCTTCACGCCAGCGTCCCACTCCACCAAGCCGTTGCGCTCCATGTATTCGCGCTTGGCCGACGGATCACCGATCGGGACCGGGTTGAACACATCACCCGCGACGAACTCCTGAAACTTCGGGGCCAGCATCGGGGCGGGCAGAACGGATCGCGGCGGCGCGGGCGGGCGGCAGTTGTGCGGCCAAGGCTTATCCAGCCGGTGCCAGTCACCACAGGTCTTGCACAGGCGGGACCGGCCCGGGGCGGCAGGTTCACGCGAGCCGAAGATGCGGGCGTGTTCGGATGCGGTCATGCCGCGACCTGCTTTTCGCAGCGCCACCCCACATCAACGCCGGGATTAGCCTGCGACAGCACGGCCCCCATGCCGAAACCGGCAATATTGCAGGCCCGCCGGTCGATCATCAGGCCCACCGGCGCCTCGGTTCGTGCGCCATCAGCGACGAGGACGATGATGAGGAGCCAGCTCATTCCGCTGCCTCATAGGTCGCGTCGAAGATGTCTGGCTTGCAGGGGTAAAACTCGCCTTTCACGCCCCTGATGATCCAGTCGCCCGGATCGGCGCGCATCTGGCCTTTCAGCGTGTCGATCAGGATGGACGGGCCAAGGGCGTCACAGGTGAACTGGCCGCCACACCATGCCGCAATGCCTCTCGCGGAATCTACCACGCGAGAAAGGCCGGGAGGCATTTGCCCGCGGGAAATATCCTGAAGCTCACCCAATAGCGCAAACCACGCGGCCGCTTCCGGCATCTGCCGCGCCTCGATCACCACCGGCTTTTTACGGAAGAATGGCATCACCGCACCTCCTTGCGCAGATAGTGCTGCAAGACCTGCGTGCAGACCTCGCGCAGATCGGCCGGGGCCGCGATACCGCGCTGTGCCATGACGTGCTGGCTGGCGGATTCGATCACGTCCACCGGGCTTTGATCCGGGGGAGGTTCGCGGTTTTCAAGCTGGGCAAGATAGGCCTGCACCGCTTCAGAGATCACCGTGAGGGCGGCGCGGGAAAGAACGGCGGGTGCTGACGGTGCGGGAGCAGCCTTCGGCGCGTCCTCGACCAAACCCCAGTCCTCGGCCAGCATATCTGTTTGGGATGCGAGCCAGCCCATGAGGATTTCGCCGGTGGCGGTCTTCATGGTGATGCAGGGGAGAACATGCGCCGTGCCGCCCTGAGCCTCGGCGTAGTCACGGTTCGGGCCAGCCCAGAACTTTTCGGCAGATAGGTTCACATGCCCGGGCGACAATGCCAGCCACATGCCCTTGCCGTTCCAGCCCGCACGGGCCACGCGCCTGCCCTGCTTCAGGGCGCGGATTGCATCGCCGAAATCCATCGGTCAGCCCTCCGCCTGCCGAAGACGCTCGCGCAAAAGATACCCCTCCAGCGCCCAGAGCTGCCGGATGGCATCGTCATGCGCAAAAGTCCGCCCCGCCTCTGCGTCAAAGTTGGCCGGATCGGCCGGGGCCGACTTGCCAACCAGCGTGAAGCCGTTCTCGGTCTGGAGAACCGCGACGGTCACATGCGGGGCAAAGCTGGGATGGAAGAAATCGGCGGCCACGATCTTGGCCTTGAGGCTGTCCAGCGTCACGCGGTGCGGTGTTTTCTGGACGGCGGCGGCGAGGGCATCGCCGGATTCGAGACTGGTCATCTGGGGCAGCTCCTTGGCTGTTTAGCGTGCTGCCCCAGCTATCACGCGCGCCCGATCGGTTGCGGCGAGGCTGGTTTTGCGGCTGTATCTGCCGCCTTGGCCAACAGATCGGCGCCCTTCATCCGCATGTCGTGCTGCCGGTCCTTCTCCTTGTCGGCCATCTCCATCTCGGCCACGAGCTTGTCGGTCTCGGCCCTGATCTTGGCGACAATGACTTGGGTATCTTCCTTCGGCTCGCCCTGCGGCTCATCCGGCATCTGCGAAATCATGCCTTCCAGCGTGCGGCTCTTCGGGAAGGCCCGCACGCCGAACAACAGCAACTCCTTGACCGTCTTCATATCGAACTGGCCCGAGGCCATGAGCGGGGCGAGCTGCTGCACGAAGGTTGAGAAGGCACCCAGGAACTCGATGCGGGCCTCCTTGTCGGCCTGCTCATCGGCAAGGACCGTGCTGTCCGTCTCGATCTGAATCGTGATCTTGCGCGACATATCGCGGCGCAGGCGGGCGTGGACCAACTCCCAAGAGGTTTCCGGCACCCGGTCAAACTTCGGCTCTTGGGGCGGCGGCGGGAGTTGTGGCACGGGCTGGCCCTGCTGCTGCATGACCTGCACCGCCTGTTGCAGCGCCTGATACTGCGCCACGGCTTGCGCGAACTGCTGCTTTCCGGCTTCGATCTCGGCCAGCTTCATTTGCCGTTCCGCCTCGGTCGCCGGGATGTTCAGCCCGACCAGATCGAACAGGCGGGCAGCGTCGAACAGCTCAAGCGCAATCTCGACCATGATCCGCAGACTGTCACGGGCAAAGACCGCCATCTGACGTTGCTTTGCCGCAAGGCGCAGACCGGCGTAGCGGCCCTTGATCTGCTGCGCCGTCGCCGTCTCGTTCGGGTTGCCCTGAGCCCGCATGATGTCGGAGACGCCGGAGGCCTCGAACATGGCCTGCTTTGCTGCCTCGCGCATCATCTGCAGCGCGTTGAGGCAGGTGATGATGGCCTCCAGAGGAAGCCACTGGATGATGTTCGATGATCCGCCCTTCTCCATGAGGCTGATCCAGCTTTGCACCGGTATGAGCTGGTTCTTGCCCTCCATCAGCGCCTTGACCTGATCGGCCATGGCACCGGGGAACAGGCCCGCGACGGCCAGCACCTTCAGAAGCTCGTGCATCTTGCGCGTGGCCAGGTCGATTTCCTTGGCCCGCTCGGCGTAATAGGCGATATCGGGGCGCGGATTCATGCTGTCGCCCCGGGTCGTGGCCAAAAGCGGCTTGGGCATGGGGAAGAAATACTCCAGCCCCAGCGGATCGTCCTGCTTGTCCAGCACCACGTCCTTGCAGTCCGGGGACACCCAGATCACGGCTCGGGTTTCCCGGTTCCAGACCTCCCAGACCGTGGCGGTGTCAAACGGACTGATGACCGGCTCTCCGGTGCGGTCGATCTGGCTGGACAGGGCCCGGTCCTCGCGGTCCTCGTCGCCAAAGGCGCGCGCCCTGCCCCTCATGCCCTTATTGACGTAGGCAAACCTGTCCTTGTGTTCCGGGAACCGCTTCTCGATCTTGGCCCGCGTCATGGGCACCTCGAACGCGATCCACGGCATCTGGTCCCAGCCCGCGGCGGGGGCCAGCACAAGGCGGCGCCACTCGTTGCCCCGGATCAGCACTTCCTCATTGAGCTTCACATCCTCAACGATGGGTTCGCCCGTCAGGGGGTTGGTGGCCTGCTCTTGCCCGAACTCGGCGCGGTAGAGGACACGGGCCGCCCCGCGACCGGCAATGAGCCAGTCATCGCGGGCCCGCTCCATCGCGCCGTTGAAATCGGTGGTGGTGAGCATCCATGTGGCGATGCGCTGCCCCGCCTCGGCCGCCATCAGGTCGGTTTCGTCGGCCTGGCCATCGCCACGCCAGCGCCGCTGCACGATAGGGGTGGGGGTTTCACTGAACACCAGAGGCTTCAACACCTCGATATTGGAATGGATCAGACCGGTTTCGTCGGTGATCCGGTTTTCCTTCGGCGCCCCACTACTTTCGCCCGTGCCGCTGTCCTCGTCCGGGCCGAAATACAGGCCCTCGGCGTGCAGCGCCTCCTTGCGCCAGCGCCGTTCGTGCATCAGGGCTGTGGTGATTTGCTCCTGCCAGAAGCGCCAGTTTTCATCCGGGCCCTTGCCTTCGGCCTCGGAATCGCTCTCCGGCACGTCGGGGGCAAGCTCCGAGACGGGTTGCCATGGCATGGCGTCGTCGCCGTCCCGACCCAGCGCCCCGGGCTGGATGATGTCTGAAATGCCCATGCCTGGCCCTTATCTGCCGCCCTCGTTCCTCTCCCATAGGTCATCAAGGGTATCGCCGTGCGGCGAGCGGGCCTTGCCGGGATGCTGGCCCGCGATGATCCGGTCCAGCCCGCGGGCAAAGAGCGTGGCGGCATCCACGGTGTCGTCCTTCTTGCCGGCAGGGAATTGCTTCAGCTCCAGCTCGAAAGCGTCGAGGTGGGGGAGCCATGAAGCCGGAACTGTGTCGCGCCGGGGCAGGAACATCTTGCCCATGGCGGCCCAGCCCAGAAGGGATTGCGCCCGGCTTGGCTTGTCGGTCGTGCTGGACATCTGCACCCGGTCCACAAAGGCGCGCTCCTGTCGCATCATGGCGCGGATGATCGGGCCGACCGACTTGATGATCTGACCGTTTTCCTCAAAGGCGCGCAGCGGGTTCCACTTCTTCACCAGCCTGATCCAGTGCCTGACCCATTCGTCGGGCTGGGTGCGCCCGCGCCACATATCCAGCAAGAAGATGTTCTGGTCGTGATCCACGCCCCATACCTGATGCACGGTCCAATCTGGATCACCGCCGCCGCCCTCTTCGGTCACGGCATAGTCGCTGGAGATGTAGATTTGCAGGCGGGTCAGGTCGATTGCGCCCAGATCGAAGCGCATGACGTGCGCGTCGGTGAACATCAGCCCTTCCTGCGGGCTGGGGCGCTGCTGATAGAGCGCGGACCATATCCAGCCCCCGCGCTTGCGCTTCGGCCCCATGAAGGCTTCACCGAACTGTTCCGGCCACAGGCACTCGCCAAGATCACGGCCCAACGGATCATCCTCATGCTCGGCCATGGCGGGCAGGCTGAGGACATACCATTTCTCGCCCGTCTCACGGTCGGCATACCAGCCCGTGCGGCCATCGTAATTGTCGGGCAGGATGCGCCCGGCAGGATCATCCTCGTGCCAGCGCGTGAAGACCATGAGCTGCTTGCGCCGCCCCTGCAGGCGGGACGTGAGGTCGGCCTTGTAGGTCTCCCAGACCTCTTCGCGCATATGGGGCGACATGGCGATCTGCCGCCCCTTCACGATGTCATCCATGAACAGCCACTCGGCGGGGTTGCCGTGCTGATTGCCCCCGATGATGCCGAAGGCGTTGTATTCGCCCCCCTGAAGCGTGGCCCACTGGTCGCGGGCCTGACTATCGGCGGCGAGCTGCGCACCATCAAAGGGCCAATCGCGGCGGCGCAACAGGTTTCGGACGTTGCGGCCGATCTTGCCGGCATAGTTCTGGGTGTGGACCACCGACATGATCTTGGTCGAGGGGTGCCGCCCCATGATCCATGCCGGGAACAGGATTGAGGCGCTGAGGCTCTTGATGTGTCGCGGCGGTGCGAACAACATGCCGCGGTCGATCAGGTCATTCTCCATCGCCTCCAGAAACCGTGCAATCACCCGGAGGTGGCGCGGAGGGTAATACCCCGTCATCCGCATGTAGAAGGCCAGAAAGGAATCCCGGGCCCGGAGGCGGTCCAGCTCTTCGAGAAGCTGAAGCTCTTCCAGAATGATCGGGTCCATCTTCATCAGATCGTGCCCAACACCCTTGCCATCTTCTCGACCCGCTCCAGCGCCAGCACGTCATCCGCATAGGACGAGGCATAAGGGCCCGGCCCGGTCGCCCGGCCCGAACGGTCATGCGGCGCAAGGCGGTCCCGCATGGCGCGATAGAACTCCAGATGCGCAGCCAGCTTTGCGACAGGATAGCTTTCTGACCATGCGCCCTTGCTGTGGGTCACTGTGCCGCCATCAGCGGAAAGGGTGGCGCGGGCGCTCATGTTTTACACACGCGGCGACCCTTGCGCCCCTTCGGCTTCTGGAGCCGCTTTTTCTCGCGGTAGAACCTGACCTGCTCATGGGTCAGGACCGTTATGGGGCGCATGATTAGGCGCGATACGACGGCATAGAACACCTCCCCGCTTGCGATGCGGAAGCGCCATATCGCGCGGATCGGGCGGCCATCAGGGGCCGCTGGGCCGGGCACGTCAAAGCAATGCTCGATCACATCATGCCGTTGCTGCTCAAGCGCGCGGCACAGGGCCAGAAGCAGCGCCTCAGGGTCTTCGACCCCGGCCCGCTCCCGGGCGCGCTGGCAGAAATGGGAGTTGGTCGGGATTGTGTTCATGCCCCGCCCTCCTCTTCCCGGCGCCGCCGCAGCGCCTCCAGCCGGGCCAGAATGTCGGCCTCTGTCGCTGGTGTACCGGTCAGTGGATTGATCATGGGGGCCTGTCCGGGTTGGGTCAGGCCTTCGGTTCCGACCGCATCCGGCGTCTGGAGCCACGCGAACAGATCGACCGGCTCCCGGCCATACAGCTCGGGAAACCGCCGTGCGATGAGGTTGTAGAGCCCCGGCTTGGAGTCAGGGTTGGTGCGGTTTTTGGCAATGTCGCGGGTCCAGAAGGACTGCAGCAGGTGCCGCGCGATGATGATGGCCTCGCGGAACTCCTCATGCTCCTGCACCCAGCGCCGCATGGTGGAAATCGTGATTCCGATCTCTGCTGCCCAGGACTCGGGGAAATCACCCTTCTGCGCCAGATCGCGCACCATCTGGCAGTGCAGATCGGCATCATACTTGAGGGCTCGGCCCCGTTCTCCCGGGGGCTGGCCGATCAGCGCGAGGAATGATGCTTTGTTGTTTGACATCAGACCGCCCAATCACGTCAGCATTCGCAGCCCTGTCGGGCTGAGGCACCACCCCTTGCCGGGGGCGTCGATCACCCACCCCTCGGAATACAGGGCGCACAGAATATCTGCGGCGATGCCATCGGGGCAGGACAGGGTGTCGCGGATGGATCGCTGCGCCGACATCCAGCTATCGCGGTGATGCACGGCATTGAGGGCTCTCCACGTCTGGGCTGTGAGGCGGCGGTGGAGGATGGATTGAGGCGCCCAACCCCTGCCGGTTCGGGTCGCGGCGTAGGAAGCCCCGGCGATTCCGGCCAAATGGATCGGATATTGGGTGCCCATCACGAAGCCCGCCTCGGACAGCAAGAGAACCGTGTCGGCCAGCTCATGCAGCGCGGCGTTGCCGATGCGGTCCTTGCCCAGATTGCCGATGTGATACACCACGAAGTCGCCGGGCGGAGCCGCAGCGGCCCACTGGCAGAAATGGGCGGTGTCAGCGACGGTTTTGCGGAACGCGGCAACGGTCACGTTGGCACTCCACCTATGAATAGATCGCCTTGCCTATAGGCTTGCTCCACGCGCCAACATGCTGTTGCAAAATGGGTTTCGTGTATCTCTATGCCGATCGCGGTTCGGCCCGCCTTGGCTGCGGCAACCAATGTTGAACCAGACCCCATGAATGGGTCGCAGATGACGCCGGGAACCTTTGAAATCAATCTGCCCATCAGATCGACAGGCTTTTCATTCGGATGAACCCGACCGTTTCTGGCCATGCTTTGGACGGGTGGACACCTGAGAACAGAACCGCAATCCCTCGTGCCAATAAATCCTTTGCCAATCACATAGATTTCCTCGTGATCTGGCTTCCATGGAATGTCCAGCGCGCCCATCCCCAAGGCGCCGCCCTTATCCCATATCAGCACCTGCCGAGTTCCATGTGGGCGCGCGATCTTCCATGTGCCGAACATCAAACACGGGCGCCCACCTCCCCACGACGCAACGTGATCTCTTAGGTCCGTGTCAGCGTCTCCCCGTATTCTTCTTTCTGAACCCCAAAGATCATCGGTCGCGAAACCGCTTTCGTATGACATTCCATAAGGTGGATCGGTCACCACGCTGTCAGCCGCGATCTGCTCAAGAATCGTGCTGCAGTCTCCAAGGATCAGGCGGCAATCTCCGATGCGCTCTTCCCGAATAATCATGTGCTGACCCCCTTCCGGCGCAAGGCCTCGATCGAGACAGCGCCGGCCGCGACCAGCGCCTGCGCCATGATCGGGCTGATCACACCAGGCGGCACGGGCTCGGCGCCATTCACCATGGCGGCGAAGAAGGCGAGGCGCTTGTCCGGGGCCGATGGGGCGCGAATCGTGCGATGCACCGGCACCTGCTCCACTGGCGATGGGCCGGAAACTTCATCAGAGGCCGGAAAATCTTTGCCGAAACAGATCGTTGCGACGGAACTTGATGGGCCGGTTTGTCGATTTTCCCGCTGGATCAGGCCGCAATCGGTGAGGCGGTCGAGGAATCTGCGGGTCTTGGCACGGGTCCAGCCGAATTGGGCCGCGAGTTTGCGGGACGAAACCTCTGCCCTGCCCTGCCCATCGGCCAGCCCTGTGATCCAGAGCCATGCGGCGGCGCGCGACCAGCACCGGCCCGGGACCAGATCAAGGGCCTTGGTGATCCCTGCCTTGTTGCTCATGCCGCCCCCCCAGCCTCACGCTCGGCCATCCGGGCCAGCGCAGCGGCCTGAGCCTTGCGAGCCTCGATCACATGCGGGTTCGCATCACGGGCCCGGCGCAGGGCGGCCATTTCCGGCCCGTCAGGGTCTGCGGTCTCGGTCCAGTGCTGGGCGGGCGGCTCGTCCGAAATCCTCTCCGCATCGGCAAAGGTCAGCGCCATCGGGGCGCGGGCCACAGCCGCCACGCGGGCCGGCGTGAACCCGGCCCGCTCCATGATCCGCGCCGCAGCCTCCTTGCTGACCACGGCGTCCCGGCGCTGCCGCTCCGCCTCGTCCCGCTCGCGCTGATCCCGCTCGCGCCGGGCCAGCTCGTCCGTCATGGGCCGCAATTCGCGGTCGGCCAAGATGCCGATCTCACCCGGAGATGGCCGCCGCTGCATGGTCTTGACCCAAGCGTCAAAGGCCCGCGTCACGGCCCAGAGGGGGCGGTCGCACAGGGCCACGACGAAGGCTTGCCGAATGCCAGCCTTGGTTTCCGGGTCAAGGTCAGGGTCGAAATACAGGGCCAGCGTCGTGTTCGCCATCCGCAGGATTTCCGCCTTCGAGGCGGCGTCTTGCGTATTCCCACGGATCGCGGCTGCGAGTGTCGATGTCGATTGTTCCCGCAGCGAGGCCGTCGGCAAGCTGGTTGATGGCGGAATCGAAAGCGCGCCGCTCCGATGATCGGTCATTTTTCCCTCCGGGGTTCGGTGTCGATGGATCAAGCCGGGGCGCTTGGAGCGCAGCGGCATAGGCCTGCATGGCCGGGACAAGGATCTTCGGCCCCCTGGCCGGTTCGCTGTGCTGGACCGCGTTGAGGCGGGAAACCTCAACGATCTGGTCATCCGTCAATCCCAGATCGTCGCGCCATCGCTGGACGATGAGCGGGGCATCCGGGGCGGTCCAGTATTTCGGGATGATCTGCCCCCGGTCGAACCCGATGACGTGCAGGATGCGCCAGATCAGGTCATCGGCCTGCGGCGGATCGGCCTCGCGCTCGCTCGCACGCGCTACTCCGCCGCCTCCGTTACTCTCTTCTCTTCTCTTCTCTCTCTCTGCTTCGGTTTTGCTTGAAGCATTTGCTTCACTTAACTTATTGATATTGCTTCTTTCACGTCTCTTTTTTCCACTGGAAATGCCACCTAAACGCCCCGTTTCCGCTCTGGTTACACTCAGGTTACTTCTCGTTTGCGCTTCAGTTTCCGCGCGTTTTTGGTGCAGCATGTCACCGATGCGGAAGATTTTGCCCATGTCGATGAGCTGTTGAATCGTGGTTCTGGCCGAGGCCTGACCGACATTCGAGAGGTAGGACGCGATGTGTTTCGGGTCGTCCGGGGTCTCGCCACCGCCCTCGTAAATGAGGTCGATCACGATGTTGTAGATGGCGGCCTGACGGTCGGTCATCCTTGCGGCGCGGATCGCGTCGAGGATGGATCGCTGCTCGCGCTTATACCAGTCGAGACCACGCTTCATTCGCACAACCCATACTGAGACGAGCAGGACA